GGACCGATTAGCGCGACTCAAGACCCTGTTTCGGCAGGGTTTTTATTTGCTCTGAAAAAATGTGACTGTAGCCGTCACTTTTCTATTGACGGCTTGTGACAGTTGCGGTTACATTGCTCCCATCAAATCGGGAGCACGGCAATGGCCACCCTCACCTACGAATACAACGATCTTCCCCTCGCAATCGAGAACGGCATCTCCGCCGGCTTCATCAACGGCCAAGCCGAGATCGTCTATTCTTGGGATGGGGCGTGGGTCGTCTCCAAGATCAGCCTCGAAGGCTTCGGCGAGCGCGATAAGGACGGCAAGCGCCAGTGGCCGCAGGTTTCTGCCCCCGCCCCCATCGTCACCATTGTCTGCAACCGCCTCTACAACGAGTGGTTTGAGCGCGTTCAGAATAGGGTCAATGAGACGATCGAGAAGGCCTGCGAAAGCCGCGTCGCCAACACCCGCGATCACAATCTGAAGCTCGTTCGGGAGGCCGTCTAATGCGCCGCCTCCCTTTATGCCCCGTCGAGCGCGAACAGGCTCTCTACAATTTCTATTCGGCCGAGCGCCGCGCTGGCGCTGATCCCCTCGTGGCGAACGAGCGCATGCATGAGTTCGGCAAGCGCGTGGATAGCGCCTTCGAGCGCGACATCGAAATCATCCGCCAAGTCATTGGGAGGAAGTGATGAGTTTGCCCGCTGAAAACATCCGTGAGGTTGCTGGCCCGGTTTCGTATCCGCCGGCCCCTTCTGAAACTGCCGCCGTGCTGAGCATGATCGAGCGCGCCGCGCGTGATCCGGCTGTCGATATCGACAAGCTGCAGAAGCTCATGGAAATGCGGGAGAAGTCCGAGACGCAAGCCGCATTGCGCGCGTTCAACGGTGCGATGAAGGCGGCTCAGGCTGAAATGCGCCCGATCGGCGCTGATGCCACCAACTCCCAGACGCGCAGCAAGTACGCAACCTATGCCAAACTGGATAGCGCGCTGCGCCCGATCTACACGAAGCACGGGTTTGCGCTTAGCTTCGATGAAGCGGAATCGCCGAAGCCAGACCATATTCGGGTACTCTGCTACGTCTCGCACGACGCCGGATACATCCGGACCTATCACAAAGACATGCCGGCCGATGGCAAGGGGGCCAAGGGCGGCGACGTGATGACCAAGACGCATGCGGCTGGTGCCGCAGCGTCCTACGGCGCGCGTTACATCCTGAAGGGCATCTTCAACGTTGCCGTTGGCGAGGATGACCGGGATGGCAATGCAGCTCCTGGATCCGCTATCACGGAGGATCAGGCCGACGATCTGTTGGCGCTGATCGAGAGCGTCGGCGCCGACAGGGCGCGCTTCCTCAAACATTTCCAGGTCGATCAAGTCAGCCAGTTGCCGGCGAGCAAGTATCAGGTCGCCGTCAACATGCTCAACGCCAAGGCGCGGGGGTGAGCATGGCACCGCTGATCATCACCTGCGAGCAGGGTTCGCCTGAGTGGTTTCAGGCCCGTCTTGGCCTGCCGACCGCCAGCGAATTCAGCACCGTCATGGCGAAGGGTAAGGACGGAGGCAAGTCCGTCACCCGCCGGACGTACATGCTCAAGCTGGCCGGCGAGCTTCTGACTGGCGAGCCGATGGAGGCTTACACCAACCAGCACATGGAGCGCGGCAAGGAGCAGGAAGCCGAAGCTCGCTCAGCTTATGAGCTGATGCGCGATATCGATACCGATCAAGTCGGCTTCATCGTCAATGGCGACAAGGGCTGCAGTCCGGATTCCTTGATCGGCGCCGATGGCGGCCTCGAGATCAAGACTGCGTTGCCTCACATCCAGGTTGAACGCCTGCTCAAGGGAGATCTCCCGTCCGAGCACCGGGCCCAAGTGCAGGGCAATATGTGGGTTACCGAGCGGCAATGGTGGGATTTTGTCAGTTACTGCCCTCGCCTGCCGCTGCTCATCGTGCGTGTTCCGCGCGATGACGGTTACATCGCGGCCCTGGCCGGTGCCGTGAAGACCTTCAACGAAGAACTGGCCGAGACGGTCAAGGCTGTGCGTCAACACAACGGCAGCACTCTCCTCGCCGATCTCAAAGCATCCGCGGAGGCAGCATGAGCCGCGCAGTCGTTGTCCTCAATAGCCAGGCGGAGCGCGAGCGCGCCATCGACTGGATCGAGCGCGCCAAGACTGGATCGCGCATCGAGTTCAAGGGCCCGTGCCGCACCTTGGAGCAGAACTCCCGCTTCTGGGCCATGCTAACAGACGTGGCCGTGCAGGGCCGCATCAACGGACGCCGGTTCAATACCGAGCAGTGGAAGCTGATGTTCCTTCACGCCTATGCGGAGGAGCGCGGCATAGAGATCAAGTACCTGCCTGCGCTCAATCGGGCAGGCATGGTGCCTTGTGGCCGGTCATCATCCGACCTGTCTGTCACCGAAATGTCTGAGCTGATCGACTTCATGCTGGCGTGGGGCGCCGAGAACAACATCGCCTGGAGTGATCCGGCGCTGAAGCAGTCGGAGGCAGCATGAGACAGCGCCTCTTCCGCGTCCACGACGACAAGCATCTGGATTTCATCCGCTCCCTGCCCTGCGTGTGCTGCGGAAACAACATCCAGACCGAAGCCGCGCATCTGCGCTCCGACAATTTGGAGTTCGGCAAGCGATCGACGGGCATGCAGCAGAAGCCGTCCGACATGTGGACGCTGCCTCTCTGCAGTCAGCATCACCGCGATCAGCACAGCAGCAACGAGAAGAACTTCTGGGGCAATCAAGGCATCAACCCGTGGGTGCTCGCCCTGAGCCTGTTCGCAGCGAGCGGCGATCCCGATCTCGCGCACGAAGTCATCTCACGCCAGGTCAGGAGAGCAGCATGATCTTCTCCGGTCCCTCCGGCTGCTGCGCGAACGCAGATTACACGGTGACGTGGATCATCATTGGCGTGGTGCTGTTGGTGCTCGCGATCCTTTTCGCCGTCGATAGCCATACGCGCTGCCGCTGAGCCACCGGGCCATGATCGAAAATTCACATTGGAGATGAACTATGTTTCTTGAAGAAGGATATGTGAAGACCGAGACCAAGGCCGATCCGTTCTCGCTGGAAAGCTTGATCGCGTGGTTGGAGAAGCAGCCGGCGAATAAGACGTACTGCTACGAGGACACGGGTCATTGCTTGCATGCCCAGTTCTTTACGGCCCAAGGGATCAATTGGAGCTGCCTCGGTAACGTCCTGGTCAGGATAGACGGCTACGTCCGCGACATTCCCCTGTCATTTCAGCATACAGCACAACGTCACCCGCACACCTTCGGCGCCGCCCTCAAGCGCGCGCGGTCGCATCTGCGCGCTCATGGATGACAACCGATTAGGAAAACGACCGTGACCTTTAGATCTTACGCTGTCGCTGTTGTGGTTCTGGGCGCATTCGCCGCCGGCATCGTCATTGCTGCGCCTTGGGTTGTCGGCGCAACGTTTGAGCACTTCGCCGGCCAGGATGGTGATGAATAAAATGACCGCCCTCGCCGTTCTCATCGCCTTCATCATTGGATTCGTCGCCGGGAGACTAGTGGGATGACTGACTTTGTGAATGGCCTAAAAAGTCTCTCAGGATTGCTAGTGCTCACGCCAGAGCAAAGCGATTTCCTGCATGATGCAGCGGAGGAGATGGCGCGGCTGGCCAGCCCCGATGTTGCCCAAGGGGCGACGGACGGTCTCCGCGAAGGCTGGCAGCTTGTCCCAAAGCTGCCCACGCGCGCGATGACCATGCATGCTTGTGGCGTGCTGCCGTCCTGCGAACACGTATTCGGACATGCCGGCGAATTTTGCGCGTCTGTCTGGCATAAAATGCTTGAGGCGGCCCCCGTTCTGTCAACCCAGAACATCGGGCAACTTGTTTCCGAAGATGGGCAACAAGTTACATCCGACCGTGAACAAGCCCAGTCCCGTGCGCCGACCTCCGAGGCACCCATATGCGGCTGCGGACACAGGTTCGAGCTATGTCCACAAGATGGCTGTGTAGCAATCGAGCCTCTTACGCTCCCGGAAGGACAGCGCGAGAACCCAAGCGCCTATACAGAGGAAGTGACCGACATTCTCGAAAGCGAGAACCGCAAGCTCCGCGATCGGGTCGATATTCTGCAAGAAGCCCTGCGCTTGACACGAAAGGATTTGATATCGGCCACCCGTTACATTGACAAAGAGCTATCCGCGCTCTCTTCAACGGCGTTGTGTAGTCCCATCAGCGGTGATGGAGGCGCGGCATGAGCGTCGTCAGCTTCCGCGACATGTGGATCTGCGCATTCGTTTGGTTGTTCTGTGACGTTTTCTGGATCGCGTTCCACCTCAATGACTATACACCAAGCTGGCTCCAACTTCAGCCCAGTTTTCACTCGGAATGGACGCTGTTCTTTTTCTTGGCCGTAATGTGGATTTTTAACCGTCGCTCAGTCCCGCGCCACAACCGATTAGGGGGCGAGTGATGCGATCTTCTTCATCGCATATTCGCCCGTCCGGTCGGTCGCGATCAGGTAGCGCAGGAAGCGCTCAGCTGGCGGGGGAATATCCCGCTCGCCCAGCGCCCAGCGTCGCGAAGTGCGCTCATCAACGCCAAGCAGCCGGGCTGCGCCGTTCTGGCTCAGCCCAAGCCGCTCGATCGCTTCTCGGTATTCGTCGGGGCTCATATCGCGCTCACCGTCACGCTGACGGCCTCGCCGCTATCGATCGCGCGACGCATGCGGACCGCATAGTTCTCAGCCGAGGCGGCGCTGTGCGCATCATAACGGGTTTCGGTGCCGTTCGCCCAGACGGTAACCACCTTGTGGGTCTTCGGCATTGCGGCAACGCGGGCGAGGATCTGGTTCATCTTGCTCTCCATCAGCGGGCAGGATTGCCCTTCCGATTTACCTACTATGTCAACTTGACAAATGAACGTCAAGGGCTATTTTGGGGACATGGAACACATGATTTTAGAGCTTATTGCCAAGGAACCGAGCCTTTCGCAGGCAGACGCAGCCAGGCGGCTTGGCATCTCACGCCAGCGGGTCTCCCAATTGTGCAAGCAGCATGGATTGAAACTGGCGAAGGGCACGAAGGGCATCCGCAAAGATTCAAAAGCAAGGACCGGCCCGAACCCAAACCACTTCGGGCACCCCCGCGGACGGTCAAACTCAGCCTTCATCGGAGCCGCATCGGAAGCGGTTGTTGCTGCCTATCTGATGCAGCGCGGTATCCCGGTCTATCGCTCAATGTCCCCCGTGGCATCTTGCGATCTAATCGCCGATTTCGACGGAGCGCTATTCAAGATCGAGGTTCGATCAGCAAAGCGCGACAAGTCTGGACGACTGGTCTTCGGTCTACCACAGGAGCGGTACGACCTGATTGCTTTGGTGCCGCCCGATGGATTGGTCGAATTCCGAGCGCGACCCGGCATAGCCGTACCGGACTGGGAAAGCCCCAAGCCGAAGTAACGAGCGCCCTCATTGGCCCTGTCCGTCAAGGGGGCATTTATGCGCTCTCTTGACCTATTTTCCTGCATCGGCTGCCACGCGATCGGCTTTGAGCGCGCGGGAATAACGACCTCTTTCTTTTGCGAGATCAACCCTTGGCGCCGACGTCATATCGAGTGCCGCTTTCCTGGAATTCCAATCCATGACGACATCAGAACCCTTCTCGACGGCCCTTCCGTTGATGTCGTCATTGGTGGACCTCCATGTCAAAGAA